TGGTCGTTCATACGCACGATATTTTTCTAGCGTGGAGATTTGCAGTTACTTAACTACTTAACTATTATGGTTTACAAGAGCTTAACTATTAACTAATGCTTATAACCTATGTAGATTTAGCTAAAATCAAAAATGTAAGTAAAAGTGCAGTATCACAAAGAAAAGCAAAAGGTATATTTAAACAAGCATTAGTCAAAACAGAAAATGGCAAAGATTTTTTAGATAAAGATTTAGCACTGAAAGCATGGGACGGTGTATTTGTAGCTGTTAATGAAGTTAAGGACACAAAGCAAGAACTTAAACAAAAAATAGATAGTTTACCTGCTGATTCAATACCAGATTTTGCAGAAAGTAAGGCTAAAAGAGAGTTTTATCTAGCAGAATTAGCAAAATTAGACGTAGAAGAGAAGAAAGAACAACTAGTTAGTGTTGATGAGATAAAAAAAAGTAGTTTTGCAAGAGCTAGAGCCATGAGAGAAGCACTTACAAATCTTGCTGATAGGTTAAGTCATCAATTAGCAGGTGAAGATGATGCAACTGTCATACATAACTTACTTTCTATCGAACATAGAGAAGCATTAGAGAACTTAGCAAAATGAACGCATGGGAAGAAGGGTTTATAGCAGGTCTTAAACCAGAAAAACCATTAAGTGTTAGTGAATGGTCAGATACTTATAGAATCCTGTCTAGTAAAGCTAGTGCAGAACCAGGTAAATGGAGAACAAGTAGAACACCATATTTAAAAGAGCCTATGGATTGTTTAGGTACACAAAGTCCTATACAACGTGTAGTGTTAATGTTCGCTGCGCAAACAGGCAAAACGGAGGCTCAAAACTGTTGGCTCGGCTATGTAATAGATCATGCCCCTGCACCTATGTTACTTGTACAGCCTACTGTTGAGATGGGTAAAAGATTAAGTAAACAAAGATTAGAAAGCATGATTAATGATACACCTTGTCTTAATGAAAAGATTTCACCTGCAAGAACAAGGGATAGTGGTAATACATTGTTTAGTAAAGAGTTTCCTGGCGGTATGATGCTTATCACAGGAGCAAACTCAGCAACAGGACTAAGATCAACACCATGCCGTTATATAAGTTGTGATGAGGTGGATGCGTTCCCATCTGATGCATCAGGTGAAGGTGATCCTGTAGCTCTTGCGGAAAAGAGGGCAACAACATTTAGTACACGCAAAAAAGTATTACTTACATCTACACCTACAATTAAGGATTTTTCAAGAATAGAAAGCGAATACCTAACCTCAGATCAGAGGCTTTATTATGTACCCTGTCCTATTTGTGGAGAGTATCAAGATTTACGCTGGAAACAATTACAGAAAGAAGATGTAAATAATGTCCAATATAAATGCATACATTGTGAAGGTTTATTTGATGAAAGCCATAAAACAAAGATGTTAAGAATGGGTGAATGGCGTGCAAGTAAAGAAGGCGATGGTATTACAGCGGGTTTTAGATTAAATGGTCTATATAGTCCATTAGGTTGGTTTAGTTGGAAAGAGATGGTTATGGAATTTAAAAAAGCAAAAGGTGATGCACCATTAATTAAGACATTTGTTAATACACGTTTAGCAGAAACCTTTGAAACAGATTATGTAAGTTCTATGAGTGCAGAAGGCTTGTTAAAAAGATGTGAAAGTTATGAACAGGCAACATGTCCAGAAGGTGTATTGTTTTTAACGCAGGGTGTTGATTGTCAGGTAGATAGATTAGAAGTTAGTACATGGGGATGGGGTAAAGGAGAAGAAGCTTTTTTAATAGATCATGTGCAACTATGGGGTGATCCTCATCAAGCAGAAGTATGGAAACAATTACAGATAGTTATAAATCAACAGTACGAACATGAGAACGGCAAAAGTCTTGTACCTGTAATAAGTGCTATTGACTCAGGTGGTTTGCACACAAGTGAGGTATATCAGTTTGCTAGAGAGAAAGTAGCACAAGGTGTTATTGCTATAAAAGGACAATCACAGGCAAACAAACCTGCAATAGGTAGACCTACAAGAGTTGATATTAATTTTAGAAAAGTAAATAAAGCAATAAAAAAAGGTGCTTTAGTTTATCCGTTAGGAGTTGACACTATAAAGAATACTCTTATGGGTAGGTTAAAGAATAATAAGGTAGGTAGTCATGGCTATATTCATTTTCATGCAAATACAAGTGAGGAATATTTTAGACAAATTACAGCTGAAAGACAGATACTAAAAACAAACAAAGCAGGTTTTCAAGTACCACAATGGGTTAAGAAAGCAACAACAAGGAATGAGTGTTTAGATACATGGGTATACAGTTACGCTGCTATGTGTTTTTATATAAGTAAATTTAATAGAAATACAGTGTGGCAACAGTTAGAAAATAAATTAAATGAAGATGATAATGTAGTTAAGCCTAAAAGAGCTACAATAAAAAGAACATCTACTAATAACTTTGTTAACAACTGGTAAACATTATGTGGAAATCTGACTTACCAAGTGTAATAACTGCTGGTACTACTATTGAATGGGTAGATGAAGCAACAACTGCTGGTATAAATGAAACTATTAGTAGTCCTGATTGGACATTAGAATATTATTTAAGAACAAATACAGCAAGTGAGGGGCATACTGTTGCTGGCACTCAATATGCCAACAGTACAGGCTGGCAATTTACGATAAGTGCAACAGATAGTGCAGGGTTTGATGCTGGTAACTGGTTTTGGTCGGCAAGAGCATTCAAAAGCGGTAAGGTATTTGAGATTGGTAGTGGTGAATTAGAAGTAAAACAATCATTACAATATTCTGGTACACCCGCTGCAATTGATAATAGAACACAAACAGAAATCGACTTAGACGCTGTTACCGCTGCAATACGAGCTATAATAGCTGATAAGGCCGCAGAGTATTCTATAGGTAATAGAAGATTTAAACGTATAGATTTACCAGAACTTAGAGCAAGAGAGGCAGAATTAAAATCTAGAGTATTTAGCGAAAAGAGGTATAGTTTAAAAAGTCAGGGTCTTGGTGACCCTAAAAACCTCTATGTACGCTTTTAGGAGAGTTAAATGGGCTTAAGAAACGCTTGGAAGGGTTTATTTACATCTAATAACGAGTTAAATAGCCGTAGAAATAGGTTAAAAAGAATGTATGCAGGTGCAAGAGTAGATAGAACTAACCTTGGATGGGTTACACCTTTATCATCACCAGATCAAAGTTATAAAAACTCTATTGAAACTCTTAGAAAACGTGTACATGATTTAGTAAGAAATAATAACTATGCAGCGCAGGCCGTTAGATATGCAACTAATCAAATAGTTGGACAGGGCGTAACTATGCAAGCACAGATTAAAAGTCAAAGAGGCGGTACACCTAATACTAGATTAAATGAGTCTATAGAAAGTGAATGGAGTAAATGGGGTAGGAAAGATAGCTGTGATATACGTGGTGTTCTTTGTTTTTCTGAATTAGAAAGACTTGCAGTAAGATCAATGATAGAAAGCGGTGAATGTTTTATTATTATTCATAGAAAAGCATATGGTAGAAGTAAAATACCTTTTTCATTAGAGGTATTAGAGGCAGAACAATTAGATGCAGATTATAAAGGTATTAAAAAGAATAATAAAAATGTATGGCGATTAGGTATAGAGATAAGTCCAGAAGGTAGGGCAGTAAGTTATGCATTTTTAAAAAAACACCCTGGTGATACTACATTTGAAACACCTGTTAGAGACAGAAGGCATATTATTGTCCCTGCAAAAGATGTAATACATTTATTTATGCCATTAAGACCAGGCCAACACAGGGGCGTACCATTCTTAGCAAGTGCAATAAATCATTTACATCAACTCGATGGATATATAGAAGCAACTGTTGTAGGGCAACGTGCAAGTTCTGCACTTATGGGATTTATTACAAGTCCAGAAGGTGAACTAGATGCAGGTGGTGAGGTATTTGATTATGAACGTGTAAGCAGTTTCGAACCTGGTACTTTTAAATACTTAGCACCTGGCGAAAGTATATCTGTACCTGATTTAGATAAAGCTAATGGAGAGTTTGAACCATTTGTAAGGGCAATGCTTAGAAGTATGGCTAGTGGTTTAGGTTGTAGTTTTGAGGCAATCAGTTCTGACTATTCACAATCTAATTACAGCAGTAGCAGGTTAGCAATGTTACAGGATAGGGATCACTGGCGTACTATACAGAAGATGTTAAAGGAAACTTTTTATCAACCTATATATGAATACTGGTTAGAAATGGCTGTATTAAGTGGCACTCTTACATTGCCTACATATTCAACAACACCTGATGTATATGAAAAGGTTAGATGGGTTTGTAGAGGGTATAGCTATGTAGACCCACAGAAAGAAATAGCAGCAATGAAAGATGCTGTAAGATGTGGATTTAAAACATTAACAGATGTTGT